CGACGCCCCGACGGAGTACGTATAGAACTGACCCACCTGTGCGGCAGAACCTGCTGCAGCCTGTATCGGCGCGGACGCAAACGCGGGGGTTGCGCTTACTTTCTTGCTACCGAAAAGAGCCATCACTAGCGATTCTCTCACACTTTTTGGTCTGTGTTAAGTACCCTCAGCCGAAAGCGAAAGCGGCACGCGACGACCTGACTGGTTTGGACGCGAGCATGATTCCCCAAACGGCGCAACGCGCCAACTCGATCGGACCGGGTGACTTCTGCGAACTGAGCACTATTGACCCGCCCGTTTTGACGGCGACGCTTCGGGCGAAATGTTCGGCTAGTGCAATGTCGCCAGTGTGGTGGACACGATCCTCAATAATCATTGAGCGACAGGCCGCAGTCCATTTGAGCAGTTCGGCATATCCGACAATTTGCATTCGACGTCGCAGGTCTGGGGGGCAGTGAATTTCTAGTGATGGGGTGACCGCAAGTTTGACCGTTTGGTCCTGCATAATCCGCACAACTTCCTCCCACATTTGTGCAGCTGATTCCACGACGAACGCGACCGACACGACAACGCGCCCGTCATCAAAAGCCGTTGATACTCCGACATATCGCGAGTCATCAACTGACGAGTCAATGGTGAGCCACTGTGTTGGTGGTGCTGGCTTGTTGGATTTGCGGTCATTCCACAGGTTGATCGGCAAATAGGAATTGGTGCTGTCAACCCACAGATTCAGGTGGCCACGAATGAAGGCTTGACGGTTCGGTGAATCAAAAGCCAACTCCAACGCTTTAGCAGTAATTGTCGTCCCAAGCGCGGGATTACTCCAGCCCCAATATGACCGATCTTCTAAACTGATGCCGGGCGGAAGTGACCATTCAGCAAAATAGAGCGCCGTCGGTTGGCCCGAGTCAATCGCCGCGATGCCTTGCTCGCGTAGTTGCAAAAGGACTGTGGAACCCTGATCGCCAGCGGTGCTGAAAAGCATCATCATGGGATTCTTGACCGCAATCTGCGACGGCCTGAGTGCCGTAAACACAACCTCAGGGCTAATGTCCCAAACCTCATCCACCAACAGAACCGACGCAGTCAACCCGTGAGCATGAGCAGACGCCGCAACCACTGAAATAGACGAGCCGTCAGGAAAGTTGATCCGCTCGTCACCGTTCTGCCAGCGAACCTTGCAATCAAAATTTTCTAGGTCGCGGACGACATCCCGAAACAGGGCCATGCTTCGACGCTTCTGGTTAGCGACAATCACGATCGTTTGAGGTTCACGACGTGCAGCTGCGTACTCAGTCGCCATAAACCCTGCCACCGCTCGCATGACCAAACTTTTTCCATTTTGTCGAGCCGTACTGATACAGGCCTCACGAAACACAAAGTCACCGTCAGCATCCACAGTCAAAGCGTCGTTGCAAATGCGTTTCTGCCATTCCATCAAATCAATATTGAGGACGCGCTTAGACCAAGCAGTCAGGGCAGGACCAAACGAATCACCCGGTGGAACAGGCGTTACCAACCGTGGCTCGATCCGACCAGATATCGCTGAACCACCGCTGGTTCGGGCTGGTTCAGGCTGGTTCCTGCTAGTTGAGGGGATTTTAAGGTGGGGGCTCGGGATGGTCTGTTTGTCTGAAAAAGAAATTTGGTTGCGTTTTTGAATTCGTTGTGCAGTTTTCTTGTTGACGTATATGGCTCCGCGTCTGGCATTGCAACTGGCGCAAGCACCAACTATTAGGCTCCTATCGTAAGGGTCTGAGCCGGCGTCTAATTCAATGCAGTGGTCGGCTTGTGTGCTGGGTGCTTTTCTGCACCAGTGGCATACGGGTTCGTCTTGTAATACTTGGGCCCGTAGTTGTTTCCATCGTCTGGTGTTGTAGATCGGGTTGTTGGATGGCATGTCAAGAGCATAGGGCAAGGTCAAGTGATACTGACGCCCAAAGCGGAAGGGCACCGCTTCGGTTGTCGTCGTTTGTCATGGGTTGCGCGTGTGGTTTGTGTCCCCCACTATTTAGGGCAAGTAGCCCATGGGAGCCTGTCTAGTTTTGTTCGGTGGACAACCATTCGCAATGTACGTTTGAACGCTGATCGCTCACAATGCGTGAGCGCCTACCCTCGTTACCGAGTGTTCCCACAGTAAGGCTCAGACTCTTACAAGGGCTAGTGAACGCCTCTGTGCGCTCTGATGGTGTCAGTTGTGATGGGACGCTAGACGCGCTCAACCTGTCAGGTCAAGCAGGGTCAACTGTTCAGGTCGGTTCTGTTTGTAACGATTCTGTTTGTAACCCGTCAACACACCGCTTTTTTGTTGTGCATTAGTCCTGACTCGATGACAGTTAGCGCAAATTAGATCACATTTGTCCATTTCATAAAGCAATCTGTCAGTAGTCCATTGGTGCAGCATTTGGCTGATGGCTTCTGTTTTTTGTTCAGGGTCACGGTGGTCAAAGTCAAATACAAAGGTGTTATTGCGTTCTACTTTTTTGTCACAATCCATGCACGCAATCCGAGCAACCTTTTGATCAATTAACCATTGTCTGCGATCCTCTTTCCTGACAGAGGGAGCCTGACGAGGAGCTCGTGGGCGTGACCCATTCCTTGCGCGACTCCAAGCAGCGTTTGCTTCTTTGCACATTTGACACGTTTCGCCACGTCTTAAATGGTAATTGTATTTTGCCTTTGTTCCGCAAATTGCTTTTGTGCCGGGCAAACGGCCTGATCCTTGACCGCCCATCACTCAGGTCCCCATGCCAAGCGTTGGCTGATCTTTTCTAGGTCTTTGGGCCGCCAGACGTGGACCTCTTGCCCTGCGTCCTCCAGCGTGTTGATCCAATCCCATTGAGCGTCAGAGACCACACCTTTAGGGGCTTTTAATTCGACAAAGATGGTGCCTCGGGTTGCGTGTGACATGACAAGATCGGGGAAGCCTTGGTCGCCTGTGTTGGGTGTGATCCATCTACCCGGTCGGATCTGTGCGGGCTGGGTGTGCATAATTTTCCAGCGATGCAACTTAGCCAAAGTGATGACTGCCTTTTGGAACTCTGCTTCGGATGGGTCAGCCACCGTTCATCAGCCTGTCTATGATTTCGGACGCTTCACGTTTTGTGGATGGTGCTTGACCTTGGTAATCCTTGGCTCGAAGCATTGCCATCTGTTTTGGGGTTGGCGGTTCACCCGATGATCCTATGGTTTGGGTGCGTGGTTGTGCAGCTTGTGGCGCGTTAGGTGTTGTTTGTGGTTGTTCGCCTTGGCGGTACACCTTGACCATTTCCTCCAGTGACGCACGTTTCTTTGAGCCTTGATACTGGTAGTTGGCTAGGGCCCGACCAATGGCCGATGTCTCACAGTTTTCTAAGGCACTCGTTTTGTTGACCATGGATGAGCCGCGCACTTCCTCGGCGTACCCTGTCGTGGTCGGGACTGTGTCACCAATGTCGGCGTACAGTTCTGCGCGCATGACTATGCGTGTCCCGTCATCTACAACCAGTTCGGTGACGATTCGTCCGCGTGGGCAGTCTTTCCAAAACAGTGGCAAGCGTTCTGCTACTTCAGCGTAGTCGGCTGGGTTGAAACTCATGATTCCATGTCCTTTATGTGTCGGGCCTGTGCAGGCGTTTGGTTTTTGAGATTGTTAACGACTCGAATCATGGCTACGCATCGGGCTGTTTCCTCAAGAGTCATCCCGACGAAACCGCCTTCCTCGGCACAGTTGAGACAGATACCGCGTAACTCTGTACGCATCCGAATGTCGCCAGTACGGAATGGTGCGTTACAAATTTGGCAGTTCATTTGAAACCGCCAAGACGCATTGCCACAATGGTGTCTTGGGTTGATTTCGTGAGGTTGGACAGATAGACGCCATGTTCCTCGGCAACATAAGCCAACTCTGTGAGCGCCTTCCTAAGCATCGCCACGTCATCTCTGAGGCGTTCAATCTCCCAAGTTGCTGCCTTCATAGCAATCTCCGCTTTTGCGATGAGAGCGGTCATTTCTTGGATTTGGGTCATCATGGTCGGGGCTCCCTAATTTGTCGGTATTTGCCGTCACGGTACACCAGCGGTGTGGCTGGGTTTGTGTCGGATTGTAGTTGTCGGCGTTCTTTCCATGTGAGACCCCCCCAAATGCCGTAGCACTCCAACTGTGTTGTCGAATAGTTGAGGGACTCGGCAAGACATTCGGGACGAACGAAACAGGTAGCGCAAACCGCTTTCGCTTCAGCAATTCTTTTGCGTGAGTACCGTTCACCCGGTTCAAAAATGAACAGGTTGAGATCCATACCTTTGCAGGCGGCGTGATCCCACCAGCGATCTAGCACAGTCGCCACGGTTGCCAACCGCACTGCCCTTTTGCTTCACGGCCTGAATAGAGCAGGTATGCCCATCGCAAATTTGTTGCAGGGTCAAACATTTGTTCAGGTGTGATCCCAAGTTCTGCCCACCATTCGTGATGCGCGTACCAGTTGCCTTGTGTCAAACCGTAGTCACGGCATTGTCTCCCACTGTCAGACTTTGAACAGGCGTCAGGCTGACAACGGGACTCTTTCCACATTACGCGACCTAACGTCTGCAAAACGCGGGGGTCATTGGGCCAGCCCACCTCTACGGCGAGCGGAAACCATTCTTGGCATTTGGCTTCAGCGTTAAAAGGCGCAAGGGTTGTTACTGGTTGCGTCGTAATCGTGCTAGTTGTGGTGGTTGTGGCTAGCAGCTCCTCTTTGCGGTCCTCAAGTTGCTGAGGTGTCAAGTCTTGCAATGTCACTGTTTGCTTTGGCGCAATCGTCAAAGTCGGTGACGATTCCTGCACGCTTGTAATAGCCCAAATTGCCATTAGCGCGTATGTTCCTAAAGCCATAAATGTTATTCGTTTAAGGTTCATTAGTAGTCCTCTGATAAGTCCGCAACGGATTTGCGGGTGCTGAAAAATCCGTCCAGCATTGGTTTCTGCATAATCTCTCGGGCCATGAAAGCGCGATAGTTGTTGTTGAATTTGAATTCGCTACTGGGGTCATTTGTGATGGCGTGTTCGTAGCGCAAAACTTCGATAAGGGCGGCGATGCCGTAATGGGTATATCCGCGGTGCATCAGCTGATAGCACATTTTGGTGAGGGTCGGCATGACCCACGGGTTTGCCTCTTTAAAGGCTTCATATTTGAGCATCTCGGCTGGAACAGCGAGAACGTCAAAAAGGGATTGTTGCATTGCTTTCCTCCTGCGGTCGGGGTCCACCTATTGGCGGACGCACTTGGTTGCCAGTCATTTGACCGACTCCCAAACCGAATGTCAAGGCACTACGCAAAGATTTTGGCAAAAGCCTTTTCTATAGCGGTTTTACTATCCGCCATATGTGGTGCCAATTCGACGTGAGTCCAGTCCCCACCGGGTGTGCCAGCGTTCTTTTGTGGGGTCCATGCTTTCCATGCGTCACGGTCGCATCGGTAGCCGCCGCCATATTTGGTGAGGTTCGGGATCGGGCAACCTACGCCGTCATAGCAGTGAAT